AGATGATGAGGAATGGGTTCTTACTCGAAGAACAACTAATACGCAGCGTTCTGGAAATCGTTCTGGAAATCGTTCCGCAAACCGTTCAGAACAATCATCCACTCGTTAAATAAAAAATATTAATAAATATTTTAATTAATATTTTTTACACATTTGCAAACACCGACTTTGACGCTAAAAAATACAAAAATGTAAAATCAATATTGATGGTCTTACTTTTTCTTCTTCTCTTTGGTTGGTGAAGAAGTGAATTATTTTTTGTTTTACCTTTACACACACTTCATTTTATTTTTCCAATAATTATCTTGTGTTCCAGTTTCCCATACTCCTAATTGAGCATTAATAACTTCATTTACATTACATTCTGGTTGAAACCAAAAGTATATTTGTAATCTAATTTTGTGTTTTATCCTCCACTAAATAATATTGAACTGCTGTTAATTTATAATCATTACTTTTATGTGTAGGCATTATATAATAAATTAATATTTATTATACAAAAAATTGAAATACTTAAATAAATTATAATAGTATAACATATAAATAAAATGACGAGTAAAAGTGAAACAAAACTATTAATTATTGAAGAAGATGAAACTGAAATAATTACAGAACCGAACTTAAATATTATAATTAATAAAGGAACTGGTGCTGGTGGTGCTAATACAAATTATTATGGTAAAAAATTTGAAGAAAAAACAAATAATCAACCGAGATTATTAAATGATGGATACATTAAAAATATTTTTACAAAAAAACCCAAGAAAGCATATGATTACTACTTATCAAAAACATTTGAAGATAAAACTATTATATTTGTATTACAAAACGGATTAAAAATGTATATGAAAAATAAATATAATATAGAGTTATTTAGATGTCCTGACGAGGCATATATTATTGAATACAATACAGGTAAAAAGGTTATAAAAATTTTAGAGAAAAAAGAACAAAATGTTAATGGTTCGGTAGAAACAAAGTTATGGGCATCACCCTCATTAAAAAGAGAATATGAATTAGTATTAGGTGCTGAATTTGAAGTTCATTATTGTCTATGTATAAGTGAATTTTTACAAAATTTATTAGTTTCAAACAGCAAAAAATATACAACATTAAATACGATATTTAACGAAACTAATATTGCTGTATTATTTGGTGATGATGACAATTATTTTGAAACATTTGATAAGTGGTTTAATAATTCTTTATAATAACTTCTTTTGCTTTTGCTTCTGGATTTTTAGAATTAATCGCTCTTTTACATAAAATAGATGTAATATTGTATTTTTCACTTGTAAAATTATCACGAACTAAACTAACATCAGCATTACTCAACATCATTTTTTTATTTGTTTCAGTTAATTTATGTATTAATTTAAATAAATTATTATGGTTATCAATATTAAATCCATTTTCAGTATATCCAACAAAGGAAGTATCTGTTTCAGGTGCGTATGGTGGGTCAAGATAAACATAATCATTTAGTTCAACATTATTTAATGAAATATTAAAATCACAGCATTCAAATATAACATTTTGTATTAGTTCGTGTATTTCGTCTAAATGTTCTTTGTTAATAATTTCAGGATTATTATAATGTCCGTAAGGAACATTAAACCCTTTTGGTCCAACTCTAAAAACGCCTCTAAAACAAGTTTTATTTAAGAATATAAACATTGCAGAACCAATTGTGGTTTTTTTATCATTAAAATTTAATTTATTATATTCACTTCTAATCCAATAGTAATAATTTTCTTTTGCTATTTTTGCTTCATCAATATTTTTTGGTGCTCTATTTATTTCGCCATCTCCGCAAGAGTTAAATTCAGTAATTAATAGTTGTATTTGATTATACAATTCATTATGATTTGATTGAATATTTTTATATATATATACCAAAGGTTCATTTAAATCGTAAGCATATATATTTCCATGTATTTTTATAATACCATTTTTAACATATGATAATAAGGTCAATAATACACTGCCTCCACCTAAAAATATTTCACGATAATTATTTATGTTTGTTGGAAATTCAACAATAAGTTTATCTAAAATTTGTGTTTTTCCACCAACCCACTTCAAAATAGGTTTAGGAATAGTTATTTTTTTATGATTAATATTCTTAACAAATTTATTATCATAAATAATATCGTTTTCATCAATAATTTCAAACTCAATTGGTTTTGCTTTTTTAATTTCAACTAATTTTTCCTTTACAGCAGTTTCTATCATTTCTTTAATTTTACTCTCAACTACACAAGGATTTTTCTTATTTAGATGAGTTGTATAATGAGATTTTTGGTTAAACTCTTTACCACACTTTTCACAAGTATATTTACCCATATTTAGTTATAATATACCTTAATATTATATTTTTAATTCAATTTTTTAAAATATAATTAATAAAAAACAATTTTTAACTAAAATAAGTTAAAAATAGCATATTTAGTAAATATATAAATGGGAAAAAAGAAAAAGCAAGAATTCCAATAATTTAGGAATAATGAAAAATCTGCTTATAAAACATGTGCAAAAGTGTAAAATACTTTTAACTATTTAAAAAAAAATATTTAAAGATACTACATGTATGTAATATATATAATGAGTACTACAGAACAAGAACCTATTATGGATGTTGGTGAGGATTCTCAAATTGACAGTCAGTTTGGATCTATCTTATCCACTTTATCTCAATTCAAAGTTCAAATTACAGCTTTATCTAATCAGTTGAAGAATTTGGAAAAGACCGTTAAAAAGGAAATTAAACAACATAAGAAGGAAGTAACTAAGAAAATGTCCAAAGGAAATAGAAAGCCATCCGGTTTTGCAGCGGCTTCTCCAATTTCAAATGATTTATGTGATTTTATGGGTAAAGTTCATGGAAGTGAAATTGCCCGTACAGAGGTTACTAAGTTTATTTGTAGCTATATTAAACAACATTCTCTAACTACTGATGAAAATAATCGTGTAATTAAACCTGACGAAAAACTACATGAATTACTTGGCACAGATGATAATACTCAAGTAACTTATTTTAATATTCAGCGATTTATGAATAGACATTTTATTAAAAATAATTCTAAAGGTTCTTCCCAGAATAAATAATAATCAAATTATTATTTAAAAAAAATAAATAAGATTAAATATATATGTCTTTCGTTGATTTTTATATAGATAATAATAGAGTTTGTATTTTTAGCAAAACTACATGTGTTTTTTGTAATAAAGCAAAACAATTATTAGAATCATGTAATATTACTCCATTAGTAGTTGAATTAGACCAATTACAAGAAGGACAAGTTTTACATCAACAATTAATTTCAAAAACTAATCATACTACTGTTCCAAACATATTTATTAATGGAAATCATATAGGGGGATATAGTGAATTAGAACAACTTTTTAAAAACGGTAAGTTATCTATTATGTCTCAATCTTTTAATTATCAATGTTGTTTTTGTGGAAAAATATCTAAAACAAAAGATTTGGAAAGATGCAGTTGTTTGTGTAAACCTACAGATGATTGGGGAGCTCCATGTTAATAATAAATAACATCTACTTAAAAATATAAATATATCATTATATATAGTAATCCAAATAAGTTAATATACTTAATTATCAAATGGGAAATTCAAATTCATCTAAACATGAAATTAATACATTTATGGAACAATTTAAACCAGACTTTGCACCAAAAACAAATTGTTTAATTTGTTGGGATTCAATTAAACCTAGAGAATGGACATCATGTGTCAGATGTAATATATATTTACATAAGCATTGTGAGGCAACTTATAGAGGTAATAGGGGATATTGTAAGTGTCCACATTGTCAACGAATAGGGACTATAGGCAGTCCTCGTTATATATAATTCTATGTTTTGTATGATGGAGCTTCATGTTAATAATAAATAACATCTACTTAAAAATAAAATTATATTTAATATAATGGAACAAGTTAGAACACATACATATTGGATGACAATGAAAGAATATAAAAAATGGTCAAAAAATGCTCCTAGAGTAATTCGTTTTAATAATGATAAAACTAAAACAAGAACTCATATTTATTTTGAATAAAATTGATTTAAAATAATTACTTTTTTAAATCAATATATACTACAATGAAGATTGAAGAATTTAATGATACCACTATTATAATTGGACAAAATGCCCAAGAAAATTGGGACATTATTAATTTTGATTGTGATCATATATGGTTACATTTAAATTCATTTCCATCTTGTCATGTTATTATTAAGGATAATAATCCTGATGATGATGTATTAACTTATGCAGCAACATTGTGTAAAAATAATACTAAATATAAAAATTTAAAAAACTTAAAAATTTGTTATACAAAATGTAATAATTTAAAAAAAGGTAATGAAACAGGAAGTGTTATTTATAAAAGTAAAAAAAATGTAAACACAATAACAATTTAATTAAAAATAAAATTGAAATACTTTTATTGAATATTTATTTTTTACTTATTTCTCTCAATATGGAAGACATTGATCTTTTTATTAAACGACTTCAAGAAGAACAAGAACTTAAGAATTTTTTGGAAAAAAATATTTATCCAAAATCACTTTCCAAGTTTACAGTCAATCCATATAGAGTGCATAATTTTCCTGAATTAAAACCTTTAATAGAATTTCCTATTGAAAATATTGAACATGTTGAAAATATTGAAAATATTAACCAGAATATTAAAAAAACAATACACAAACTAGATTATGTTGAAAATCAAATTAAAAGTATAATGGAGAGAGAAAATGAAGAAAATTCTTGTCCTATTTGTTTAGAACAATTTAAACCTACTAGTTATTTTATGCCTCCATGCGGCCATAAAATATGTTTACATTGTTTTACAAAAAATATTATTATGAATCAATCTACAGGTAGTTATTGTTGCTTATGTAGAGAGAAAATCATTCCTACTATATAACCAAAAAATAAAACATAGAAAAAAAAGAAAAAAAACAATGACTAGTTTATCGGCGTCCCAATTTCCTAATCAAAGGACTTCTTTTTTTTTATAATTATTCAAATAGATAGAAGTCTGAACTATTTACTAGCACCAAAACATAAGCGCTCTAATCTTTTTGAATTTAATCCTGATTAGGCCATCACAGAATTCAATTCATACTGAAAAGTTAACTATGTTTTTCCAATACACTAACGGTTTTGACATAGATAAGAATAATAATCTCTATATCAAAACATACATAACTCAAGCGAATTAGCATATTTTAATAGGATAAACTCTATTTTCGCCGAATCACTCCCCGTCAGGAGCTTTTCATTGGTCCTATTGTAAACCCTTTGTAACGCTGTGTATTGTCTTGTTTTACATACAGTCTGTACCAAACAAGTAGTACCTATTCCTCTCTCACCCAATCTTTATACTACCGAGTCATCACACCTCACTGAAGAAGTGGATTCTCTTAGTCATAATATAAAGATACTGGAATAGTTCTGGGCCATGAGCTTTCCGGCCCCACATATCCGCAGCAAAGATAATTATGGTATGGGAAGGCTACATAAGTATGCACGACCGGTTAAGGTATTACATACCCCCTGCTTGGATTTTTAAGCAGGATTCAGGATAGTTTAATGACTTGTCCAGGTCATTTTTTAACATGTAATTATTATTTATATGGTTCATTTGGTTTAAATCC